TTAATTTAAGAGATGTCTGTTTTTCCATTACTGGAAGTAATTTGACAAGTAATGTTTCCATTACAATGTCAGAATAATGTGAATAGGTATCTGGAACTTGTTGATCATTCCATACACCAAAGTATTCAGTAAATTGTGAAATATATTTATTATCAAACATCGTGCGCGCGACCTGCTTCTTCATCATGAAATAATCATAACAAAACTTTGCAAGATCCTCGGATATCGCTTCTTTAATAACTACATACTTATCTGTTTTAAAACTCATATTTTCTCCTTTTTGTTTTCTGCTTTAGTTTGTACTCTTACTGTATCAGTAATCATTTTTCTTACAGCTTGTAGATTGAAATGAATAAATCTAAAATCTTGGATTCCTGCATCAACGATATATTCATGTGTTAAATACGCTGGAATAAAGATCATTGTACCTGGTTTAGGTTTATAATGAACCTTGTCAGTTCCTAACGTAATTTCTTTTTCATTCTTTAAAGGTAATTGTGTCATGAGTTTACCTGGACGAGGATCATGGAATACTGGTAAAGATGTTTTATCTGAACATCTTAAAAAATAAAAACCACTAACATGGTTGTCATAATGTGCATGAGGGCTGTGTGAAGCACCTGCTTTTTCTGCAAATTGTTGAACCCAAAATTCAGTCCAAAATAATTCATAGTTAGTTAAATCATAACCCATATGATCTAAAACATTCCATGAAGTTGAACCTATATATTCTTGAAATTCTTTTAAGTCTGGATCACCAACTAAAGATGTAGAATGGTGGGACATAGAAAAATCACCTACTTTTTTACCTAATTCTTTTTCACGTTCTTTAATTACTTTAGCATTATTTTTTTTAGCTGCTTTAATATATTTATCACAAACTTTATCTACATGATCTACCCACTCTGGAATCTCAATAGAGTAAACTGGAGTGCTGAAATATATTGATGAATTTAATTGATCTGTTTTTGCCATCTTTTCTCTCCTTTAGTTTAATTTTTCTTTATGTTTATTTAAATACTCCATAAATGGTTTAATGTCAAAGTTTTCAAAATAACTTAATGCAATATTACATTTTTGACATAGTAATTCTCTAGATTTTCCTGTTCTATGATCATGATCAATATTTAATTTTTTAGTGATTTGATTTTCATGAATTCCACATATACCACATTTACTTTCTTGTTTACGATACATTTCATTATATTGATCTAATGTTAATTTATATCTTTTTTTTAAAGAACATTTTAAACGATGTAATTTTATTTTTTCTGGGTTATTTAAAACAAATAATTTAAGTCTTTTTTTAATTTTACTTCTATTTTTTTCTCTATATCTTCTAGCATTTAACTTTAATTGTTCTCTATTTTTTTCTCTATACTCAATAGATTTTTGTTTTGCTACTATAAGATCTTTAAATGGCATATTATTTAAATGGATATCCTAAATTCCAAATAACCAATGAATATCTAGTTCCTTTTGTAACTGGCTTTACGCGGTGCCAAACGTGAGATGGGAACACAACAATTGATCCTCTTGGTTTAATTTCTGCACATTTTCTAATAGTTGGTTTATCAGGATCCATATTTCTAAAATCAAATTCTAATTCTCCACCTTCATAATCTTCTGGTGCTGACAAACTACAAGTAACAGATAATTTTCTTATTTTACCAAACGTATCTGGGTTATCTTTATTTGCATATGCTGACTCCCAGCTATCACAATGCCAATCGTAAAATTGGTTAAGTTTATATTTTGTAAATTGACATGCTTCACTAAAAGACCACTCAAAATCCCAACCAGCTAATCTATTTGCTTGATGAATAAATGGTTGAATTTCTTTGTAAATCCATCTATCTGAAAGCCAAACAATATTTGAATCTCTTTTCTTTTTTAAATCTATTATATCTTTATCATCAAGTGGTTTTCCTTTATTAACTTTATCTGTTTGTCCACCTGTTAATGCTAATTGCTCTTGTTGTGATTTTCCATATTTAATTAACTCATCACAAAATCTAGGCGTCAACGCCTCTTTAAAAAAGTAAAAGTAATTCTGAAGGTTCATTTCTAAATACTATATAATAATTTTTATAGGATTTGTAAAGAGTAAATAATTAGCTAACTGTAAGGTCTCCAGAAACCGTGAATGTCGCAACTTTACAACCTCCAGCTGGTGCCGGTAATGTTGTAACTGTGTTAGTTCCTGGTGCTACTGTAAAAGTTCTTGCTGATGGTCCTCTAACAATAACGATACCTGAACCTCCGGGTGAACCTGCACTATTAGCTGCACTTCCACCTCCACCTCCTCCAGTGTTTACTGTACCTGCTGTTGATGCTAATGGATTTTGTCCTCCAGTTCCACCACCACCAGAACCAGCTGCTCCACCTGTACCACCTCCATTAGATCCACCTCCTCCTCCACCTGCATAAGTTACTGGTGAATTTGTAATACTATTTGCTGAACCTGCTCCTCCTGCTCCTCCTTGGAATGGACCAGCATTAGTTCCTACAGCACTTGCTCCACCACCACCACCACCATTTGAATTAGTTAAAAATCCATCAAAACCTCCACCACCTGTATTTCCTTGAGGTGGGCTAACTGGAGGTGTATTTCCTGCTCCTCCGTTTGCAAATGGTCCTAAAGGAGAAGGTGAAGTTGCTCCACCAGATCCACCACCCCCTGAACCTCCTGAACCAGCAGTAGGAGGTGATGCATTAACTTTGTCTCCTCCACCTCCACCTGCTGAAGTAATTGTTGAAAAAATTGAAGGTGATCCATTAGTTCCAGCACTAGCTGCTGCCACAGTTCCACCTGCTCCAACTGTAATTGGATATGAAGTTACTGATTCTAATGATAATTTTGTTCCTCCTGGAAATGAAGTTCTATATCCGCCAGCTCCGCCTCCTCCACCTGCTCCTCCTCCAGAAGTTCCACCTCCCCCACCACCTGCTACTACTAAATAATCAAAAACTGCTCCAAAATTTACAGCACCATTCGGCCACGTTCCGCTTTTCTGTGCACTAAATTGACTTTTTAAATTCCAAACACCACTTGCCTTGTTTAATTCTTTTACGATCACGATTCCCGAACCGCCGGCTCCGCCGTTAGCATTATTACCTCCACCTCCACCATCACCTGTATTGGAACTTCCTGTTGAAGGCACTAATCCTGCTCCACCAGCTGCATATGTAACTGGTGATCCTGTAATACTATTTATTGTTCCTAAACCACCTGCTGCTCCAGAAGCGGCTGGTGTTCCAGATCCACTTGACCCACCTCCACCTCCACCTGCATTAGTAGCAGCAGCTCCATCACCACCAGGATTTCCTTGTGGTGGACTTACTGGCGGAGTGTTTCCTGCTTTTCCAGGACCATCAGTAGGACCAGTTGGACCTGTTCCTAATGCTCCACCACCACCAGATCCACCTGCTCCACCTGGATTACCAGATAATCCAGATCCTCCTCCACCACCTGCTGATGTAATTGTTGAAAAAATTGAATCTGCTCCTGCTGATCCAGCAGCTGTTGCACCTGGACCTCCGGCTGAACCTCCAGCACCACCTGCTCCAACTGTAATTGGATATGATGTATTTCCACAAACTGAAATTAAACAAGATGTTCTAAAACCTCCTGCTCCACCTCCTGCTGCTTTACCGTGAGCAGGACTACCTTTACCACCACCTCCGCCACCTGCTACTACTAAAGCAGAAACTAATCTAGTTCCAGGTTGCGTGGTTAATGGTGTTGATGATGTTTGAGATGTAACAGTACACTTTCCAAACGATGTTGGATTGATTACTCCTACTATACCGCCATTGGGTGATCCCATAAGTCACTACTCCTGTTTAAAAATCTTTTAACTTAATTGCCTGTAGCAATCCAAGATGAAGTGTCAGGTGACCAAGCGAATGAATTTTGTTGATCGTCTTTACCAGTCCATCTTTGTCCAGCTTCATCCCAAGAAATAAAGTATTTAACGTTATCTCCATAAGTTGTAACTGTTGGATATGCAACTGGGGCTTGCCAGTCGTCATTAGAGTCTAGCGACCAAGATGCGAATGGTTGTGGTGCAATGAATTTATTTTTTGTGGAATCAAACGTGTAACCAATTCCAGCGTATTGTTTTCTGAAATTATTATTATAAGAAGTTTGAACCCATCTAGATCCTGTTGTGAAAGGAACGATTTTTTTAACCGCTTCTTCAGCTCCAGCAGATTGATCACCGCCATTTGCGTTTACATCATTGTTATCAATAACAACAACTCTTAATACTAAACCATAACTGTTTACTTCTGCAAAATGTGCCATATTTTTTAACTCCTATTTGTTATTATAATATAAATTTTCATAAAAAGAAAGTGCATAATTTTATGTTGTTAATGTTCCAGATACTGTAAA